TCAAACAGTTTGAGATCGTCTGGTAATAAATTCCATGCAGTGTTAAATCCAATATCGTTATAAAGTTTATTAATATTCGATCCACCAATCGGAAATGGTAAACTACCTGCATAAAAACATTTGAGAGCTTTTTCAGTTATAGCCAATTCATTATTTTGCCAAGATGATTCTGGAAATATCACACAAGCATATTTAAAATATTCTGGCATGATAAAATAGCCAGGCGTTACCTCGCCAAATTTGTTGTCTATGCCTATGTTTACACTGTTATTATAATATTGATCGGGTTGTGGGATTGATTGGTCATGATACTGGTTATTGACCCACTCTCTAAATCGAGTGTCTTCTAAGGTTTCCCATTGAGCATCATTTAGTTTATGTATGGTTGTGCTGATGTTAGACAACTGCAACATACTCGGAATTTGTTTTTTTAATAATTCAAAAAAGTAATATCGATTTGTTCTAACAGATCCAGCAATTGCAATTAATTTTGCTGCTCTATCAATTGACCTGTTTTTAATATTTTCATAGTATTGTGGATAAAAATGCCTAGTCCAGTAATCTCGACAAGTTTGCACATTGTGGGGGAACCATATAACTTTGTGATGCAATGGGTGCGACTGTTCGATATAGCTGTTGGTAATTAAATAAACATTTTGTTGATTAATTAAATTGCCCATAGTTTCAGTAGACACCTGCAATGGTTCTCCGCCATTGCAAAAAAAGATTAAATTATAATTTGCTAATTCTTGTTCAGAATATCTACTAGGCATATAATCACACAAGACATTGAAATCCTCAGACGAGTATGGTGCATTAAAATGCATGTCAACTAGTGAGGTATAGCCAGGCATTAAACTTTGCAGGAGCCCATACCATGAATCGATTATTTGGAATCCAATACCGTCTTTTCTAATAGTGAAATTAATTTTCATTTGATAATTATCTTTAGTGAAACTACACCCAGCAGTTAATAACGTTTGCATTACCATCCTGCTTTCTTTAATATATCCTTGGCATACTCTTGATCTGCAGGGTAATCCTGGAATCGTTTTTGCCAATGATCAACATCTATATACGGATACACCAATGCGATCTGTTCCGTGTTCAACTCGCTTAAAAAATGTTGGCCAGACTCACTGTTGAAAATTATCCAAGGGCTGATACGTCCTGCTGTGACAGCATACACCATTGCGTTAGTGCCGCCGTATCGCAAACAATCATGTGGTGGATTGCCTGTCTTTTCACTCCAATCAATACCAAACTCCATTGCACGGGCCAATGCATCGTTGACATTTTCCACACGCAAATAAAACGCCAAGTACTCTGTGTAAACTGTGTCGCTACACCAGTGATCGATCTTTTTGTTTTGCTTCAGTACCCATTCCATAAACCTTGCAGGATTGATAGCACGTATGCTCACACAGTAACGTCCAAACTTGACAAAAGCCTTGTAATAAGGACTGCTACAAAAATCATCATAGGTTTTTAACTTGGCACTGCCCTGCGTCATTTCATAAAATTTGATGTATGCTTGAAACCCCAGTTCCACTCCACGTTCAGAACGTTCCTGTCTACGTCTACGTGGCTCGCAACTGTGCACAGTGAGGCTTGTTTCTTTAACAAAATCTTTTTTACAAAACTGACAAGTGTACTTCATTTTTTCTTTTCTTGACCCATCAACTTGTAGTGTTCGTCAATTTCTTTTTTGGTTGTCATTGATGCCAGCACAGCAATATCATCATCTTTCATATGCGGATACAGTTCCGACAACTGCTTGCGTATACTGCTGGCACCGGGTTCTTTTTTCTTTGGAGCAATCCAAGTATGCCTGGGAGTGCCCATATCCGGACTCACAGTGGTGGCGCATAGCCATTGCAGTTCTGGGTGCTTGCTCAGTGTAAAGAAATGCTTGTTGAGCCGTTCATTGGTGGCAATGAGATAGAACTGTTGCAGTTCCGGTGAACCTTCTACTGAACTGCCCCATCTGATCATTAAAAATGTCGAAAACTTTTTGCGTTCTTCGTCAGTCAGCTCTTGATAAAAGTTTCTGTTCTTGCGATCCAACTGTCGCATTTCGTTGCCAATGTTCAACTTGTCGCTCATTACCAGGCCTTGCTGTAGTCTACAATTTCACAGTTACGGCTAATGTCTTTGACAAAGTACACACAATCGGGCTCTGGTCCGTCGGTGATAGGAACACACAGCATTTGCCCGTTTTTTAACTTGGGAGCATACCAAGCCACTTCGTGATAAACATCTACGATTTCAATGTCTGGAAAGCTGGGACGGAAACTGCTCAATGGGTTGAACTGAAATACTTTGAACCCGCGATCGTTGATACTGGTCAGTGGCAACACTTCAAGATCACCTATTTCCGGTTCGCCAATGAGAATTTGCCAGTCCATGGGCATACGAATTTTGTTGTTGCCGATTTTTAATACCAATGCAGGCGCATTAAAACTTTCAAGAAAGATCAAAGGAATATAATGATAGTCAGGATCTTTGGGATCGCTATTGTCAAAAATAGCAAATCTCATGTCATCTACTTCTTCAGGAAGATGGTCAAGATCAAATGGTTCGTTTTTATCTAAAGTTAATATACGCATGTTGTTATTATAGCAGGTTTGTTAAAAATTACAACCATTATTTCCATTCTAGTTTTTCTTGTGAGAAGGGATAGTTGGCATCTCTGTAAAATACTTTTCGTTTGGTCAAGTGTCGTTTGGCAAACTTACAGGTGCTGGTCACATCCCAGATTTGGACGTGGTCTTTGTCTTCCGCTTTCCTAATACCTCGCCCAATTGATTGTATAACACGGACAAAGCTCTTTCCGGGCTCAAGAAGAACCAGATTAAAAATCCTAGGGATATTAATACCCACAGCGGCCACACCATAAGTCGCCACAATAATCTTCCCAGTGCTTGTTGCAATTTCATCATATTCATCTTGTCTTGCTCCTGCTTTGGTTGCACCTGATACAAATACAGCTTGATCGCCCAGGCGCTCGATCAAGGCGTGGCCTGCTGCCACACGGTCTACCAATACCAATGTATTGCCTGTGTCATTGACATGCTTTACCAAGTTGGCAATAGCCGATAATCTATCTGGCTCTTCTAATAAAAACTTCAATTCGCTTTGGTAATTTGAAAATTCAGCATGGTCCACCAACTGCACAATGTTCACGTGGCATTGTGCCAACACTCCGCGATCTTGCAATTCGCTGGCACTGAGCTGATTGATAACAGGTCCTAAACTACACTTCAATGCTTGAAACTCAAATGGCTCTTTGGGCACAGTTCCGGTCAACCCCCACCGAATCGGCACTCTAGACATGATGCCGGTCAACAGTGTTTTGAGCGCATCAGCTTTGGCCATGTGTACTTCATCTACCATTACACACACAACATCTTCGATGAAGTCTTGAATAGTGACATCTGCTACACCACTCTTTGTGTTTTTCATCAGCACATTTAAACTTTGCCACGTGCAAATTGTATGTGTACGACCAATCTCTTTTCGGTCACCAAAGTACACACCCACATCCAGTCCCAAGTTGATGTAGTCTGCTTCAGTCTGTGTGACCAAACTCTTGTTGGGCACAATAACAATACTGCGACCATACGGTTCAATGCTCAAACTCAGTGCCGCTGTCATTAGTGTCTTGCCAGCACCCGTGGCCACTTCTTGTATGCATTGTGGGTTGCCAAGAAACGCATTGATAATCTCCACTTGGTAGTCACGCAACACCACAGGTTGCCCGGCCATGGGATGTGTCTTGGGCCATACCTTGTGAGCAAATGAGTCTTCTTTGATGTGGTCAAAGTCAAATGTGGTTGAGTATGTGCGCTGATCGTCTAGCTCAATGTCGTAGTTGAACTTTTCAAGGATGGGCACAATCTCTGGCAGCAAGTTCACATAGGTACTGCCGCCCAATTGGAAGTAACTGACTTTGCCGTCCCATCTGCCTAGTCGCACTGCGGGCAAGTATCGAGCACCGGGCACATCATATTTGAAAGCATTGACCAATGCACGGCGTGCATCTAATTCAAGCCCTTCAATTTTGATATTGACTTCGTCTCGGATTATGATTGTGGCTGTTTTCATTTAAAATATACTTTGTTAATATATTGTTGTTGTTGTATTTGTTTGAGTAATTGTTCTTGCGGCATTGTTTCAACTAATTGGGCTACTGGTAAATGATATGGCAGGAGTTTTTCATGATCGAATGTATTATAGCCTCTACTTTGAAAAAAGTCTTTATGTTTGTTAAAGTATTTTTCCATTTCTATTAATTTGATAGTTGTTTGTTGGGCGGATACTGTATTAAATCTCACAACAAAGTCTGCACTATAAAAATCAAATGGTTTAAATGCATCGTCGTCGATATAATTATCATTGTCGTGTGCCAGATCTGCTAATGTCTTTCCAATTTCAACATAATTTATATACACGGTTCCAAATGTCAATGATAATGTTCCATATTTTTCTATGATGCCAGCCGGTAGTCTTTTAGTTTTTGGTAATCCAAACCAAGTACAAACAAATCTAGGCTTTGCTCCTTGATATACTGATTCGCATCTATGAACTGCCAAATTTAATTCTGCGAGTGCTTTTTTGACAGCGTCCGGAGCATTAATCCAGTAATCATTATCCTGCTTATCTAACATCCCATGATATATTTCGAATATGTGATGCAAATAATTTAAACAGTCTTGGTCATGTATTGTTGTAAATGGTTTTGTAATAATGTGTTGATGTGAGTTGATTGTGTCTATACAATCGACTATCATTTTTGTAGCACGAACTGCTTCGGTATCCATTGAGTCAAACCCGTAAAATCTAGCCGGATGATCAAGCGGGTACTGATCTCGTTGACTCATTCTTTCCAGCCATAGCTCTGCCAGCGGTGAGTCTAAAAGCCGAAATTGCAAAGTGAGATTTTTACTAAGTTCAATATGCATATCCATTCTATATTATACACTATTTAAACAGCAAAGTCAAAAAAAAGCAGGTACTATTTTACTAATACCTGCTGTAAAGAGTAGATTGTCTACCCTGGAGTTAAATTGTTCAAGCAACTTTCATACAAGTTGTTTCTGCCAAACGCATCCAATTGTTGGAACTCAGTTTGCGCAAGTCTGCAATCTTCAATGCCATACGCAAGCTCACCTCACGCAGACGATTTTGATTTGTATCCATAAAAGAGATAATCTCTTTTTGTGCTTCTTCTTCAAAGTCATAGTCTGCAAACAACACGCCGTCTTTGGCAATTTGTTGAATACGCAAAATCTTATCACGCATGGTGTCCAGTGTCAAATCCAAATAGTGACAACGACTCTGCAATGCATCCAA